AGGACTGGCGTCGATGCTGGACCGATGTCCGAAAGCTGTTCTACAACCACGAGCGTCAGCACTTTGATAGTGAGGGTGCGACAACCGGGGCGAAGTTTGCTCCTCTCAGTGACCGAGAGTATTGGGTCTACGGAGAGGACAAGACCTACAGCGGTTGGAAGAGCAAGAACTACCCTGGCCGTCCGATAATGCAGCGGAGTAGGGTGCTCTATAACGCTCTGACTTCGGGCGGTCAGGGTGCTCTTTACCGTCGAAACCGGAAGAGCATGGAGATCGGGATGAGGCCCTCGACGGGTGAGCCCGGAAAGGTCGAGACCTACGCTGTAGCCCATCAAGGCGACAAGAGCGGCAGGGGACTCGGCCCAGCCTACAACTCCTTCAGAGGTCGCAGGGCTCCGGTCAACAGCAGAGCTCGCCCTCCGGTGCGGGCAGACCTCAATGTCAAAGACAAGAAAACCTTTGGCTATGCCGTTTCTCAGATCATGCAGTCCCACATTGTCCTCGCTCGTCGTCGCGCCTTCTCTAAAGAGGTAGAAGACGCAGTAGAGAAGGCTAGGCTCGAGAGCTCGGCCTCAGCGAAAGCCACCATCAGGACGATGCTCAAGGGCACCTGGCGCTAGTCATGGCGTACTACGGAGCAGAGGCTGCGGTCGAGGCGATGTCAGAGTTCCTGACAGACGCCACCTATGGGCTCAACGCCCAGCTCGCGACGATGCGGTCGGAGAAGGGACTCACCACCGCACAGCTTCCCGACATCTCTCAGTTCGAGAAGTACTACCCCAAGGGGATGCAGTCCCGACAGTTCCCCCACATGTCGCTCATCTATCAGAGCGACACTGCAGAGCAGCAAGCGAACTCTAGGATGGTCAACGTCAGCATCGAGACTCGCCTGACGGTCCTCGACCTGAACATCAACGGCAGCGAGGCCGACGTGGGCCTGGCTATGTGCCGCTATCGAGACGCCCTAACTAAGATCTTCCTCCGTCGAATCCCGATGGGTAAGCAGGGGTGGACACTTTCCAACGGCGGAACTGCTGCCACAGGCCGCGTGATTCGCTGTACTATCGAAACCAATGATTTGGCGTTCGATCCTGAGATTCAGGCTTCGACCCCTAACATGATGCTGCGAACGGACTACTTAGTCCGAATGCAAGAGGACTATTAAGATGACCGGACCATCCGTAGACATTGGCCGCGACCTTCAGTTTTTCGCGGATCCCCAGTCGGCTTTCAAGACCGTTGCTACCGACTACCCCGTAGCGACGGACGCCATTCGCGCCATCACGGCATCGGCCAACGGCAAGAGCCCGTTCGTCATGTTCGAGGACAAGCGTGGCACCTCGACTGCCCTAGGCATCATCAACCAGAAGCGCACCGCTGAGTTCAGCATGGAGTGCTACGCCTATGTCACCACGCGGGGAACCCTTCCCGACTGGGCCGACATGATGAGCGGGTGCGGATGGACTGCCGTCGTATCCTCTGGTTCTTCGGTGACCGCGACGGGCGGAACGAAGAGCGTCATCAACACAGGCGACACGACCAACTACAACGTGGGAGAGGCCGCTCTCTTCGAGACTGGCTCGGGGACTGGCGAGTTCGAGATCCGACGCATTACCGCTGTGGTGACAAACACCAGCCTTGCGGTCTCTGAGCCGCTTGTGAACACCCCGGCATCGGGTGCGAAGATTCGTGCTGGGATCCTCTTTAAGCCCAAGGACGCGAAGGACACGACGCCTGACGCCTTGACCCTCTGGGCCTGCAACAACAACTCCCAGAACCGTCTGATCGGCGCTGTGGTCGGTAGCCAGAACATCTCGATGGGTGGCGACGAGGCTGCTCGCATGACCTTCAGCGGAACCGCCCGTCAGAGCAACCTGCTTTCCCAGACCACCTTGAACACGGGCGGAACGCTCGGTGCGGCAACAACCACCTTTGACCTCACTGATGGTGCTGTTGTCCCAGAAGACGTTTCGGCATCAAACCCTGTCTACTTCAAGGTGGACGACGAGATCATGAAGGTCACGGGCATCTCGGGCGACACGGTCACCGTGGCGACTCGGCAGTCCTACCTCAGTGGTGGAGGAGCAGCAACGCACACTGACGGGTCTCAGTTCACCCCCTACGTCCCCACCGGGACCTACGCAGGGACGCCAATCCCGGCCACCTCGGGACAGCTCATCGTGGCTGGCTTTGAATTCCAGGCTGGGACGGTCAGCATCGACATCGACCAGGGCATCATCTACCGAGAGAACGTCCACGGCGATGCTTACGTTGTTGATGGCTACGTCGGCGGGATGCGGAACGTGACGGCAACCCTGGATGGGTGGAGTTTCTTCTCGACTACGATGGCAGCGGCTCTTGCAGCTCGAGAGCGACTTGCGGTTTCCATCCACGCGCAGCAGGGGATGGCAGAAAGTGGCATTCTTGCTATCGAGCTCCCCAAGTTCCAGTTCGAGCAGCCCGATCTTGACCGTGGCGGTGACGAGGTCACTGTCAGCATGACAGGCGTGGCTCGAGGAACGAGCGCGGAGAACGAGATTTTTGTGATGGTCGGTTGACCTTAACCCCAAACACGGGAGCACCACCGTGGAATTGAATAGATGGAATGTCCGCGAGTTCAAGATGGAGGACGCCAGTGGAGACACGGCAGTCATCTTGTACCGTCCAATAACGCATGGCTGGAGGACGAGGCACCTAGAGTTATCTCTGCGCCTCCAGAAGTGCGTCAGCGAGCTTGCTGCGGCGACTCAGGCCGACGAAGAGGATGTCTCGGAAGAGCGCATCGCCGGGATCGTGGAGTCGCAGCAAGAGGCCAACGTCCTGATGTCCGAGTTCCGGGCGAGCATGATGCGGGACCTAATCGTCGGATGCCGAGACCTCACCATCAACGACGAAGTCCCCAGCCGAGACGAGCTCCTCGAGGCTCTGATCGTGCTCGAGGACTTGTCCACCGACCTCTGCAGTCACATGATCGAAGAGGGGACGGTGAGCGAGGACGAGGGAAAAGGCTAAGGGCAGCGTTTCAGTACGTTGCGAAGAGCGACCCCACCCCAGAGGAGGTTGCCCTTTGGTCGAAGTCTGGGTGGAGCGGGTGCAAGCTGTGGGGAGCTTGCGGAGGAACCCGCTGCCTGGACGGCGACCCCGACAGTAAGGGCCGGAAGAGGTTTAGGACCCCGGTCAAGCTGCCCAGAAGCCGACCCTCGGATTGCCAGCCATTCGACCGGAGGATGACGAGCTGCCCTATTCGTGATTGCGAGCCCTGGATGTGGTCTGCGATCCACGAGTGGAGTGCGTGGACGCGGTTCAAGTCATTGCCCCATCCTGGCCCCCTAGCAGAACAGGATGCGCGATTGCTTGACGCCATCGGTATCATTGACTCGGAGTCAATGTTGATCTCTGCCCACCACTCTGAGATTGAGATGGAACGAGCCCGGAGGCGAAACAAATGAACATCAAAATCTCAGCGAGTGTCACCAGTGCCGTCAGGGGGATGAAGAAGGTCGGCAAGGAGGCTAATGAAACCAACAGCAAGATGAAGAAACTTGCACTCGGGGCGGCTGCTGTTGCTGCAGCCTACAAAGCTGTTGACATCGCAGTGCAGCTTACGACGGCAAGTTTTAAGAAGGCTGGCTCTGAGCTCGCTGTGTTGGGCGACCGAATGGCGAAGCAGGCCAGGATGGTCGGCGTTACAGCAGAGCAATATCAGGTCTTTGAGTTCGCTGCGGAGAGAAGCGGAACCTCGATCACCGCTGTCTCGAACGGTCTCAAGAAGTTGGGCCGAGTCATGTTGGACGCCAGGAATGGCTCCCGTCAGATCAAGGAGACCTTTGAGGCACTCGGGATTGAGTTGATGAAGGGGGACGAGACCCTTCGGGATGTCAACGATGTCTTTATGGACTTTGCCGACAGGGCTCAGGCAATGGGGGAGAGCGCGGAGCGGACAGGTGTCTTGATGCTTCTCCTCGGTCGCTCAGGAACCGAGATGGCGAACATGATGTCTGGTGGCCGAGAGGGCATCGAAGACATGAGGCGTGTTCTTGAGAGACTCAACTCAATGATGGGCAAGGAGTTTCTAGACAACTCGGAGCTGTTTGTTGACGCTCAAGCTGACCTGAAGTTCGCTGCTCGAGGTCTTGCGATGGAGGTTGGCAATGAGCTAATCCCGGCCATGACGGGGGCAATGCAGGGAATCACAGACTTCATTGTGAGCCTTGACGGCGAAGCAATCGGAAGATTCATGACGAGGCTTGTCTCCCTGGGTGAAGGGTTTCTCTTTGTAACGGAAGCAATCCTTGGAACCAAGGCTGCCTCTGGGGAGTATTCAAACACCCTCGTCGGGGACCTTCGTCAAGTAGAGGCTCAGATCAGTTCCAGTGAAGACAAGATCTCGTCTCTAAATAAGTCTCTTGAGCAGATTATGACCGGCAAGATCTTCGTCAACGGGCGAAAGAACGTCGAGTCAGCCCTGAAGGCTGTGGGCCTATACAGCCCAAACGTGACTGAGTTGGCTGACGCTCAAAAGATCCTCGAGGAGGCGCTCAGGCGAGCCAACGTAAATCTAGCTACTCAAGAGAAGGCTTACTCGGCGCTTCGCGAAGAGCAGATGAAAAAGGGGGAGGAGGACCAGAAAGAAGACATTAACGGGAAGCGCATTAAGCAGCTCTTAGCTTCATTGGCCGCTCTTAGAGAGAAAAACAAGAATGCAATCAAGGGAGAGACAGGCGCAGTCAAAGAGTTGATGGTCAACCTCAAGGCCCTTGCTCGGACCTATAACGAGGTTAGCCAGGCTCTGTATGAGTCGTTCTACAAGACTCCAGAGACTGAGCTCCTAGAGAGGTGGTCGAGGGAGAACGACATCGTCAGTCGGGCTCTTCATACCGGCGACATCAACTACGAAGAGTCGATGCGACTGCGGGGGATTTCAGACAAGCGTCTTGCTGATGGTCGGCTAGCCCTGCTTGAGGAGACTGCAGCAAAAGAGCAGGAAGCTGCTTTGGCTCAGGCTGATCTCCAGAGAGAGCAGTTCGAGAACCAGCTAAGTGTCGCTGGCAACCTGACCGCATCCATTGGGTCAATGTTTTCCGCACTATCTCAGATCGCAATGCAAGCCTATAAGAGTGGGGACGAGGAGGCTAAGAAGCATGCAATGGCCTTGTTCCACGTCTCCCAGGCATTTGCGCTCGCCACAGCGACTGTGAACACGGCACTTGCGATCAGCCAGGCTTCAGTTTCTGCACCATTTCCCGCCAACGTCCCCGCCATGATCGCCGCAGGTGCTGAGGGGGCGGCTCAAGTCGCCACCATCATCGGCACGAGCATTCAGGGTATCGGTGACGCAGGCATTACCTCCGAGATGCTCAAGAGTGCGGGCCTCAACAACCACAGCGCCATCGTCATGCGAAACGACGAGACCCTTCTCGACCCGGTCGGGACGAAGCACATCACAGAGATGCTTGCCATTCAGAAGGCCCAGATGCAGAACGGTGGAGGAGCCCAGACCATTCGGACCACCGTGGAGCTCGACGGCAG